TGTCCAGTTCAGGGTTCAGGCTCATCCATATCTCGGAGTCCTGCTTTCGGATCGTGGGGGTCAGAATGTCCCATGACCGCTTCGATACCGTCTGGGCTTCCTCAACCCATACAATGTCCACGGACTCAAACGACTTGATGCTCTCAGCCGTCTGGTCGCTTAGGCCGTTGAACAGGAACTCCGTCCCGTTTGCGCCCCGTATCTCGGTCTGTGTGACCGTGTAAAAGCTACCAAGCCCCAAGGACTGTATCTGGTCGCTCAGCAGCTTGTGGACGCTGTTCTTGATGGACTTCTGTATCTCACGGGTACACAGGATGCGGATAGGCTTCTGTGCGCCCTTGATAAGCAATGCGCGAGCGATGCCCCAGGATTTGCCTGAGCCTCGACCACCCCAGAGGACTTTGTACCGCTTGGGCGCAAACAGAGGCCGAAGCGATGCCGGAAACTCAGCTATCGACAAAACGAATCTCTAGGCTGGAGTTACCGCTGACCTCTTGCTTGGTCTTGTCGGTATAGTCGTCAGGGAATCGTGCGCTGACCTGTTTTGCCCACAGGGTCGCGCTGAAGCCGTTAACGGGCGCAACCATCTGTGTTTGCCCGATAGTTTCCCACCAAGCCTGAGCATAGCCCCGACTGGACAACAGCGCGTCCGAAAATTCGGGATAAGTGTCTTTCCACAGATACAAAGTGGACTTGGAAACATCAAGGTCGGCGGCAATCTGAGTCCAACTCTTGCCTAGCCTGCCTAACTCAATTACCTTCTCGCAATACTCCGGACTGTAATCAGTCGGCCTGCCCACTTTGTTCGTTTCCATCGTCTTTTACCTCAGGCTGGCTTTCGCCTTGGCCTTCCTTTTTCCCAAATATCAAGTCCCAACTGCTCGCAAACTGCTCGGCAGTCACGGAGTACGGGCGCGGTGTTGAACCTTTGCCACTCATTTCAATCCCCTTGCGCACTTAAGGCCGAACTTCAGCCTGTGCCATATCCAGCCCATCGAGGTCAGCCTGTAATGGCGCAAGTCCCACCAAACCACCTTCCAGATGGCTGACAGATGCGCCTTGGCTATCGCTCGATTCATGGCTTCCTTTCAATAATGAACAGGCATATCCAGCCCGTTACCACATACCATGCAAGCAGTCCGATGACCGCCAGCACCTCTAGCAGTATTTGCCTAGCTGAAATACAGGTCAGCCTCGGCAGTCCTGCGCCGGACGAGTCCAGCCAGAACTTTGCCGCCCGCTTTTACCCAAAGCAGGAAACCGTCACGGATCTTGGGGTCAGCAGGATTCGCATTGACCCTACGCGCCACCGTTGACTTGGCAAACGCTGATACGCCGATGTTGTACGCCAGGGACACCAGCGCATCGAACTGATGCTGGCTAATCTCGGCGGTTATCGCCTTGTCAACGCCCTGCTCGTACTGGGTCAGCGTATTGGCAAACAGCTTGTAAGCCGCTGCCTCGTTTTCCAGCACATCGCCCGCCTTGACTGGTGAGCCGTCCTCGTATCGGGTTGAGCCGATTCCTAGCGTCCAGACACCCGCCGAACACTTGTAGGCAACCAGACGGATGCCCTCGAACTTGGCGATAAGGTCTAACCCTTTCTGGCTGACTTTCATAGATGCACATCCTTGTGCGTTGGCTATCCCTAGACTTTAATTATCCGTCTGATTTTCAGGGCTTGCGCGTTATTAGAGAACCTTGCTGGGGTCTAGGCCGAGGCTAACGAACAATGCCCTAGCTTCTTCCCTACGCTCTTGTGCAAGCGCGGCGACCTGCTCATCGGTCAGCACATCCGTTCCGTGCCAGTCGCGCTCAGACGGGCTTGTGCGCGGTTCTATGGCATCTTTCATCGGGTAGGCTCTCTGGGGAATATTTTGGGGGCAACCACGCATGGAAGCCCCTATGGATCGGCCTCCAAGGCGACACCGACCCACATCCGGCATCTCGCCAGATTCGTTTTTGTCAGCCCCACTTTCTTCAGGCAATAGGAGGCCCAAGGCGTTGGGGGTGAACGTACCCCACGCATCCCTGCGGTAGGCCGTTAGCATCCCTTATCCAATGGGACACTACTTAGTCATTCTGTAAGCTAGGTATCGTCTTCGCATTTACCAGAACACCCACCGAAGTGGGCCACTTGTTTGGGGGTCTATGCATCTCGCATAGTAAAACGGGGTCGCAACCCTACGTTCACCTTTGGAGTTCTGTATATCCGATGGGGGACGTACACATCCATCGAGGGCCGCCTTGGAAAAGCCCTGCATCTTCGCGTATTAGGTTGGTCAGCTGATTCAGACCATGTAACAGCTATTCGCCTTACGGCTATGGGGGACTGTTACCGCCCCGATTTGTTTGCCCGAATCTTCGGCGCGGGCTTGCGCACAGTCATCGTCATCACGGGCAGACTGGTCGCCGGGTCGAACTTGGCAGCGATGCCAATCGCTTCCTCAGCACTCAGGCCGCACTCCATCGCAGCCATCGCGTATTGGCTACCAGAGCCAATGGACACGGCTTGGTCTATCACGCGCATGGGTTCGCACTCCTGGTCAACCAACCAGACCGTGCCGTCCGTTTTCACCAGAAGGCACTCCACATCAGCCTTGTCGCTGAAGTCGGGCGTTTCGTCTGGGCAACCCTCGGCTACCCATCGGCGCAGTTTCAGCACATCGGACAGACCGCCAGCACCCGCGAACAGGTCGCCAGTCGGTAGGCGGTGTAGCTTCTCGCAGCGGTATTTCCTGTCTGCCGAGGTCAGTTGGGTGTCAGCTACCAGAATCCCGTCTTTGTAGGCGATGGTAGTCATATGTCCCCAAGAAAAAGCCCCGCGTTAGCAGGGCTTGGAATAGATGACCCGCTGGCCGAAATCGGCTCTTAACGGGCGGGCTGGTCAAATGACCCTTATCTGCCACTTTCTATCAGTATATGGCGGTATTTTTAGCCCTGCGCGTTATGCCACCCACCGACATTCCGTACCGTTCCGGGTCTGAACCTTGACCGACTTCACCGTCAGCCCGTTTCGGCGCATATCGTTGATGATGGCTGAAACATTGGGCGTGTTGAATCGGCTGCGGATCGTGGCGGTAGTCAGGCCACGCTTGTTGCGGGTGATGGCGTTGTAAATCTTCTGGGTCTTGGTCATGTGTTACTCCTTGGTTAAAGTCGGTGAACTCTTAGTGAATACTCCAGCGCGTTCTCGAAAGTCGCAGACTGCGCCATAATCGCGCCCGCCACGAAGTTCCGGCAGAACGCATACGCCCTACGGTCACACACAAGCGTCCGTGAGCGCATATTGACCGATGCGGGTACTTTGCCGTGGATGGCGAAACAAACGCCGTCTAGCGCCGCCTGATGCCCCCACGCGCCGTCATAGGACTTCATCCACCGCCGACCCGTGATGCCGTGCATATCGCCAATAGCGTCTGCCAGTTCGGTTGCCCAGTCGCGGATGATTTGGTCATAGCGGTCAGCACCCGATACGATGCGCAGCCATGCCTTGTCGCCAATGAAGCCGTCCCCGTTCTCGTCCTTGCAGATTTTGGTCGCCAGGTGAAGGACGGACTGGTGGTCATCGTTCAGCGTCTTGCGTGACCAGATGGCGAACCGTTGGCGTAGGTCTTTGGCTTTCAGGTCGTAATCGCCTACATCTTCGGTCATGCCACCACCTTCAGTTGGGCAGACCACGGCTGACTCTTGGCTTCCTGACTGCTCGTACCGCACGACAGGCACAGCCACCGCTTGTAGGCACGGGTCGAAGTCTGGCGGTATCCGTTGGCCTTCAGCTTCTCACCGCCACAGTTCGGGCAGCAGAAACCACCGTCAACGGAATGATTCGGCAGACCCTTGACCCAGCCACCCTTGCGCAGTTCGTCAAAGACCGACTCGGTCAGGCGTACATCGCCCTTGTTGTATTTCTCCATCGTGCGCCATGCCTTAGCATCGCCGTCCATGCACTTCTTCCACAGGTCGAAACCGCCTGTTTCAACCTTCTGCCCGATCCCAAGCCACCGTGCCGAGAAGTCCAGCTTGTAGGACGGCAGATATTGGAACGCCTTGGCAGACTTCATCAGGTCAATCTGGCTGTACGGGCTTGGCTTGCGAAGGCCGTGCTTGACGAATTGCCCGTTAAACCAGCGCGTGTCGAACCGTTGGCTATTCCAGCCCACCACGGCATCGGCTTCGTCCAGTAGCTTGTGAGCCTTGCGCAACATGGCTTTCTCGCCGTCTTGGACGCTAGAGAAGATGATTTCTTTCTCACCATGCCACTTGGCGGCGAAGCAAAGGATGCCGCCTGGGTCAACAATCTGATTGATGCCGATGTTCTGGTCGAACAATCCCCATGTGTAAACCAACAATGGCTTGGACTCTATATCGATTGTCAGGATGCGATACTTACTCATGGGTGAACCACCACGATGCAAAGGCAATCAGACCGAGCGCACCGACACACAGGCCGAGCAGAAACCAGAAGGCGTATATCATTCGTCATCCCCGTGGTCATAACCCCATGCGTACATCACAATCAGCCCTAGCGCGAATCCGATGATTAAGTGGGTCATCAGTCCACCTCCACGCTATCGGCGCGATCCAGCAGCGCGGCGGCTTCAGGGGTCAGCGGTTTCGGCTCAGGATGGGCTTCGGCCTTGGTGTCAGCCAGGCGGGTCAGATACCAGTTGGCTTTCTTCAGGTCGGTTTCGTTTCCCTTGCTGCGCTCACGCCAGAGATACTTCAGCGCGTTGCCCTTGCAGTAGCCACGGAACTCCTCTGTGGTCAGCGCGGCCTCGATAGCGTCAATGCACTCGATGCCGTTTGAGCCTTGGTAATGGCGCGGGCTGTTTACGGGGTCATTCGTGAACGGCGGGAACTTAGCTACGATGGTCATAAA